GTCATTGAGTTATTTTTCATGTTATTTTCCATAAGTCCATAATTCTTTATTCTTTTCTCTATCAATCTCTAAATCATATGTAGATACGGATAATATTTTCTCAGTGCCGACAATCTTTATGTCTATTGTGTCTTTATCATTCTTACCAGAGTATATGCCACTGGTCGTTATACAATCGTGAACTCCCCATTTTACACAATAGCCTTCTTCAAGCATATCATGGTCATCTAAATCGTGATCAACCTTAAACATCTCTTGGCAGGATTTACACTTAGCCTCAAAAGTGTTATTGACAAAACTTCTATAAGGATGTATTTTTTCACAGTAAGGACATTCTACAGTTACCGTCCACATTTCCTCACAAGTTTCTTTAATGTATTTTTTACTTAGCCTCATATTATCTATGTTTAACTTTACTTGGGAACTTTATAATACGATTGCCATTAAAGAACAAAGCCGGATTCAACCAATACACGCCCCCAACAACTGTCCTAGTAACAAAGCCACTCGAAATAAGCTCATTTATAGCAGACCTATAAGTAGTCGGAGATGAGATGTCATTCTCCTTCATATACCTTACCCTATTCAACCACATGTAGTCTTTTCCATTGTCAGCCTCATACAACAACCACAAATACAACTCCTTCGCCCGAGGACTAAGCTTATTCGCCCGTAACCTTTTCTCAGACGCAACAAACAAAGAACACTTCTTCTCACTCTCCACCTCACTAATCATAGGTATCAAATCCCCATCCTTATCCTTCTTGTAATGATTCTTATAAGCAACCTCACTAACCTCAATCACCAGATTGTCCAGAAAAGGGTTAACACCCAACATAGCCTCATTGTAATTAGGCTTAAATTCTCTTTTCTTTAAAATTTCCATACACCAAAGGTATAACAAATAAATGATTAAACAACAAATATTTGATAGTGTAATTAAATAAGGTAATACCCTAACATATTGATACCCCTAAAAACACTGCTATTGATATCGTAAACGATGATTATTGCACATAAAATAACTAAAACTCGTTTTCGCACTATTTAAACAATATCTAGGTATATAAAATTATAAGTAAACGAACGTATCTCTTTCGATAAGGTACTTTAAGTAAATAGGGTATACATATCTGTTGAACGGAGGACTCCCTCACAACAACCCCCTTGCCTCCCAAAACCAAAACGAATCATTCTCGATCCCCTGCCCCATGAAATGGAATGAAAATATTACTGATAGGTATTGATTGAATGAATTGATAGGATAGAATGAATGACTAACTAGTTTGGATTAGTGATAGTATTGTTGTTAAGCTGCCTTTCATTGATTGTAATGCACTATCTCTATTGTGTTGTACTGTTGTCCCACTAATGGTCATTACCTCATTTAAAACGCTCCATATTGTCTATGTCATTATTATTATGTTATTTTGAGGCGTGAATACAATGATAAATAGCGTGAATACAAGCTCTAGGAGAGTGAAGAAATCACCTTCTAAGTCATTCGGGGTAAAAAGCATCTTTGAGATTCATTCTTACATTTTATCATATAGGATTAGCTTTAATTCTTTTGTTGCGTTATTGATTATATGTGACAGGTTTAATGAGTTTGGTGTTTATAGTAGTACTACAGGAGTTTTTGACAGAATGTATGATAAGAGGAATGGAGCGTCTAAGCGTGTTTTAGTTGGTTGTATTGAAAGATTGATTTCTAAAGGTTTGGTTATGGCTGATAAGTCAGGAGTATTTAATAAGTTATATCCAACGGATAAGGCGTTGAGGGAGGTTAGTAAGTTTTTATAAAATAGTTTATTGGGTTATTGGTGTGTTAGAGGGGCTTTATTGTCCCTTTTTTGTTTTGTTGTAAATATATATTGTGATATTCTTGCATATATTAATATATCGTTGTATATTTGTTATGTCAATAAGGAATAGTACCAAATAAAGATTCCTTGCTTAGATTAGAATAATCAATTTAATGAAATAAGAGTTATTGGCTTAAGCAATACGTATGTGAGTGTTACGTCACTTACCGTGTGCCAACGAAATGGATAGGGAGCGAATACCTGATTAACCCGAATCAAAATAACAGGCGTGATATTAAGTGTAACGGCTTAATAGAATAGGGGTTTAGACGACTCCGCAACGGTGAACATAACGACACCTTGTAAAGCGAGCAACTAGTGTTAGTGAGTCATCACGCTACGAGAAATATGTAATGTAGCATACTATTGATTTAGTGTATCGTTCAAAGCCGATGTAAATACAGATGACATTTATAAACCTTAAAACATATGGATATGCAAACTTACATTGGAACTTACAAAGTATTTAAAGTGTTTAGAATTAGTGGGAGACGCCAAATTATAAGGACGGGATTAACACGTGATGAAGCTATGGCTCTAGTTAGGTCTTACCCTGATAGCAACAGGTCAATGGTTGTCTTCGACAAACAGTTCACGGCATCTAAGTACTTTATATAATTTTTAACCATAAACAAGACGTTATGAGCAACGAACAGATTCAATCTATACTATCTAGTCATGGAATAACCTTTAAGCTGTCAGAGGGCTTTATATTGGCTTATGATGAGTATTACGATACTGTTAATAAGGTAAGCTTTGGGAATTGGGTAAATGTTTCAGGCTTTAGTATAAAGCAGATAAGAGATTTTTTAAACTATTAAACTATATATTATGAAAACTACAACGGGTTATACATTCTTTGAAAAGACTATCATTGACAATATTGATTTATCCGGTTATGATGTATCGGAAGCTATTGATTTGTTTGATAAGGTTCAAAAGACTCATGAGATATTTAAAAGTGAATACGGGCATGTGATTGACAGAGTTGGCGAGTTAAATGCATTTCATGAATGGCTCATGGGTTTACCTACGGCATTATCAGTTCCTTGCTATTACAATGATATTATTGCTAACTACAATGAATTTACAGGTAAGGTGATGACTGACAGTGAAGAAAACAGCTTGTGTAATACTTACTTTGAAAAACTAGCTAAAGCATTCTTTGTGCTTAAGGATAATTTATAAACCTATAAACTTTAAAATATGAAAACTTTACAAGATTTAGTTATTGACGCTATCAACGATTTAAACAGTGATGAGTTAATTGAATTGAATAACACCTACTGCCAAGAAAATAGTATTGAATCAGAGGTGTATGCCAATGATGAGGATTTCTTTGATGTGTATTTCAGTGGTAAACCAATGGAAGTTGCAAGGGCTATTAGTTACGGTGAATATCATTACTCACATGACAACGTACAGTTTAACGGGTACGGCAATTTAGAGAGTTTTAACGGCTTTACAGTTGATCAGCTATGCGAACTACCTAGCGTCATTGCTCTGCATGTTATAGAGAATCCTGATTTGTATGATATGATTGATATTGAAGAACTAGAAACGGAATTAGAAAACGAAGATTAATAAATAAGGACATGAGAAAGATAACACAGAATGCCGTTAATGCCTTCTTACAAGGCTCTAGGTTTAACGATAATAACACAAGTGTAGAAGTACTGCCAAACGTGACTATACTAAGCTTACACGGCAATAAAATAGCTTACTTGTATAATGATCCTGAAAGGACTTTATCCATTACCAATTGCGGATGGTTTACCAATACAACCAAAGATAGGTTAAATGCCATTCCTAATGTTTCTATTCAACAGAAAAAGGGAGTTTGGTATTTGAACGGTAAAGAGTGGGACGGTGAATTGATTGACGTTACTAATGACTAGCTACGAAACCTTCTTTCTACAATTCCTTTTAATACTCACCTTAGCACTTAGTTGCTTATTAACCTTTTAAATTATGATACAGATTAAAGATTTTGATAAGCTATTAAAGATTGATTTAGATTGTAATGTTGATTACGATGACAATCGATTAGACTTCTATGGGTCGTCTTATTGGGGTGCTGACAGCAAAGAGGACTATGAGGCTAGCGAACAAAAGATAAACGATTACAAGGCATCTGGTGAAGGTTGGGAGCTATATTGTTGGTGTGATGTGTCCGGCTATGACTATTGGATGATTCAGCAGGAAGAAAGCAACTATGTTAGTATAACTGTAACGCTTAATGAAGCAGGCTTACCGGAAGAAGAGTTTGCCAAAATGCTAGGGGCTGTATGTAAAGCTGACGACTATTTTAAAAGTGAATTGGAAGATTTCGATAAATGGAATTATTGATATGTATAAGTTTCAAGAAAACAAACACGGTAGAGACTCATGTATCTCCGTAGCTGAATACGAAAAGAAGTTTAAAGAGTCTTGCAAAAAGGCTAAGAATAAACGTAGACAAACTAAATCAAAAAAGAAATGAACCTAACAGATTTTAATAGCCTAAAAATAGGAGATATTGTTCAAGTTGTATGTAATACAGGGAGCACAGGAATAAGCCCATACCAATACATAGGCATATTTAAAGACCATGAAACCAAAGAGGCTAAACATGTCTTTCTAAGCAAATATTTCTTAAGCACTGTTTGCCCTGTAGTCGGCAGAGAAAGCCGAAGTATATCGATTAAGAAAATGTTCCTCACTGAAAGAGAAGCAATAAAATACAGGAACAAACTAAGGGACGATGAAGAAGGCATACTTGAATACTTTAAATAAGCCTTTATAAAGCACCTTAAAACATCAATTATGAATTTATCATCTTACCTAATTTGGCTCTTTGTAGGGCTTGCAATTGGATTATCTATATCAATTAATCTTAACACCGAATCTATAACCCTTCAAAAGTCGTCAGACAGTGATTGGGAGGTAAGCGATAAGCGTATGCCTGACACAACTATCACAGATACATTGGTCATTAGCGGTGTTACTGTTTATCCAACTATTCAATACTTAAATGTTAAGCTTAAATAAAAAAGAAATGATACAGATCACAGAGGAAGAACTTAACGATAAAAAAAGAAAGGCGTTTAACAAATTAAGAAGTTTAGACAAATATAATGATGTCAGTGACGACCTATTAATGGAAATGACTGATATATTCTATGGACTGGAAATTAAATACGGATTCATAGCTATACTAAATAAGCCATTATAAGCCTACTTAACCTCAATTCCAACCCACAACACCACAAAACAATTAAAATCTCTTATATGGCTTTAAAATAACCTATACGTTAAAATAAACAATCAATATTATGGAAATAGAAATTAAATTAGAGATTAACATCAAAACACTAGCGCATAAGACCGATATAATCAAAGCAATTGAAAGAGGATTGTATAAGGAGTTAGACTACAAAAGAATTGCAGAACCTAAAGACATCAAATCTATACAAGTAAAAATATTAGACTAGTATGAAACTACTTATACCCATGCTATTGTTTGTCTGTACGACTTCATTAGCTCAAACAAGGGACACTATATATAAGTGTTCTATCCCTTATGAAAGGATGTGTATTATCTACGATACTGAAAGCTATAAGAATGTTCTTATTGCTACCTATACTAGCTTAGGGTATAAAGTAGATAGGCTTATTATCAAAGGAGATTTAAAACGTATTAAGTTCTTAAGGAGATTAAAGAGATGAGAAATTATCTAGAATTAGGGATGCTTGTAGTAGTGCCTGAGCCAAATGATACAGATATTCATTCACATGAATTTGTAGGAGGTATAATTGGTGGGGATGTAAATGTTTCATGGGTAGAAGATAGTGAAGGAGATGTTTATTGTATTGAAAACGAAAGGTTATTACCATATATAGAAAACTAGATTATGAGTGTAGTAAAAAACATACCATCTCTTCAAATTCAGACATATGGTCAAATGGCTAAACTTACCAGAGGCCAACACGTATTATTAAAAACTATCACACATAAAGTTTTCAATAAACAGTCAATGACGTGGGATGATATTGTAGATGCTTACTGCAAAGGAGTAAGAGATATGTACACCGGAGGTAATTACAGAGAAACTACTCGTATGTATGAATATAACGAAGTTCTAATTAAGGACGAATATAAGAAGCAATCTGTTTGTTGGACTTATACCTTAAGAGGGCTAATAAAGCAATGGTTCCTACTCACAATAGGAGCTTTAGTAATAAAAAATCAATTAGTAGTTATACCATTAATAGAAATAGAATGAAAACACTATTCCTAACCTTAAGCCTATCCTTGGTATTATTTACTGTAAAGGCTCAAAAGCTTATAGCAGATGAAACATACATCTACCATGATAAATACACAACCGTTGTTACATACAATGAGACTATAAAATCCTTACTTGTAAGAGAGTTTAAAGGTAAATACATGCAATGGACTAACGACGAGAAGATAATGGCTACAGGCGTATATAAATGCTATACTTTTAAATTCAATAAGATATATAACAGTAAGCTAATATCATTCTTTAATAAAATCAATAAATAACCGGGCTTAACTTAAAAGGATATGAAAAATAACGGATGGACTAAAATATTTTCTGAAAAGGATTTACCTAAAAAAGAGGGATGGTATAGAACCATAGATTGCAATAGCAGGTACGTTAACCATACTGTATTTTTTGATCTACAAGAGCCGGAAAGGTGGCTGTCCTCTTTCTCTCATTGGAAACAAATCCCTGTTGAATTATTACCTAATGATTTAGATTTTTAACATTCACCCCGCTACCCATCAAACGGAGCGTAAAGACATTGCTTGGATGAGCAACAAAAAGCCTTGAGAGCGTTTAATTTGGTTTATGGGGGTTTTAGGCTTCCCCCTTCTTTTATCTAATTTCACAACTAAAACAATAAATACATGAAACATTTAAAAATCAGAATTGAGGCAGCACAAGAAGCCTACAAAAATGGTAATGATGAAATCAAAAAGTTTCTCATCAACCTGCACGGAAAAGAGCACTTTATTACAGATGTTAAAGAACGTGTTACCGACTATGCTAGTGCCTGTAAAGAGCTAAACATTCTTCAAGTTACGATAGAGCAGTTTGGCTTTATGGGTGACGATGCTAAGCGTTATTATGCCAGATACCAACTTACTATTATTGTAAGGGCGTTAATTGGGGACTGGAAACCTGATTGGAAGAACTATAGTGAATATAAATACTATAACTATTTCTATTGGGATAAAGATAAAAAATGCTTTTCTTCTAGCTCGAGCTACTTCTACGACCTTTGTGATTCGGGCTCGGACTTATACTTTCCAACAAGAGAGTTAGCGGATTACGCTAGGGTAAAATTTGCACAATTATACATTGATTACTTATTCTAAAATTATGAATCTAAAAATAGAACTTGAAAAAGCTGTAGAAGCTTATAATAACGGTAGCGCAGAGATTAAGAAACTCCTTATAGACCTACATGGTGAAGAACATTTCTTAATTGACATTAAAGACCGTGTAAAGGGATATAAAGACGCTCTAAAGGTACTATGTAGGCACGGGTTAACACTAGATGCATTTACATTGGGACGTTCTGATAAGCAAGCTAAGAGAGAGTTTGCAAGGCATAAAATAGTAACGGTAATTGAGGCAATCAATGAAGGTTGGATTCCTAATTGGGACAATGAAAATGAATACAAATGGTTTAACTATTTTAGAAACAAGTCCCGCGGCTTTTCTTCTGGCTCCTACTACTACAACGTTTGTAATTCGGGCTCGGATTTAGCTATCCAGTCATCAGATAAAGCTGATTACGTTGCTTTAATCATGCGAGAAGAATATATAGAATTTCTATATTAACCAAATAAGGTTGTATACCGAAAAAGCCTAAGTTAGTGAAAAGCGCAGCTTTTCTTCTAACTCGAACAACTACAACAACAATTGTAATTCAGGCTCAGCAAATTGCTATATAAAATGGAAATGGTATAGACCTCACTCACATAGTGAAAAATAAATGGGTGAAAAACTGTGTTGGTAGCTTTTATTAGCGAAGGCTCAGCCCGATAGCAAAGGAATGAAAAGAATAAATAATGTGTACGATAAGATTATCAGTATACAAAACCTCTTATTAGCTCATAAGAACGCTTGTAAGGGCAAATCAAAACAAAGAGGCGTAATAACATTCAAAAAAGACATAGAAGGCAATATAAGGCGGTTACATGAGAAATTGAAAGCTTGTGAATATAAGAACCCGCCTTATAAAGTCTTTTTAATCTATGAGCCTAAAGAACGAGAGATTTACGTATTGCCATATGAAGATAGAATCATACATCACGCAATATTACAAGTGATAGGTGAAATGTTCAGGCGTAATCTGACTAAGAATACGTTTAGCTGTATAACTGGCAGGGGAATCCACAAAGCATTAAGAGGAGTTAAAAAAGCACTACAAAATAAGGTGTTAACGAGATACGCTCTTAAATTGGATGTAACGAAGTTTTATCCTTCAGTAGACCATGATATCCTAAAATGGATGTTAATGCGTAAGATCAAAGATAAACGGCTTTTAAAGCTATTATTTGAGATTATTGATAGTGCACAGGGATTAGCTATTGGGAATTACTTAAGTCAATTCTTAGGGAACTTCTATCTTAGTCCTTTTGATCATTGGCTAAAAGAAGAAATGAAAGTCAAGGATGTATTTAGGTATTGTGATGATGTGGTAATATTTGCAGACAACAAACATGACTTGCATAATCTATTGGCTGCAATAAAGGCTTACTTATGGGATAATCTGAAATTAGATGTCAAAGGCAATTATCAGATATTTCCTATTGAAAGTAGGGGATTAGATTTCTTGGGTTATGTAAATGACCATGATAAAACGCTATTAAGGAAGTCAATCAAAGTAAAATGTGCCAAAATGATGAAGTATAATCCAAATAGAGAATCTATTGCTTCTTACCGTGGATGGATGAAGTGGGCTGATTGCCGTAATTTAGAACGTAAACTATTCTCAAATGATACACAGGACTAAAAAGTATAAGAATTGGAAGAACATGAATATTCAATTGGCCTCCGGTATTGAGGACTTCCATAAACTTAAATACGGTAAGTACAAAGGCAAGACAGCAGGTGAGATTAAAGATACCGATCCTGAGTATTATCAATGGCTTAAATCACTTAAAAAATCAGAATCATGAGGATATTAAAATACATAACCCTGTATGCACTAATGATAATAGTGTATTTGATACTAGTACTACAGTTTAACGAATTACACCCAAAAGACCCTATAACCCCGTGGTTTCAAAGAATAATGGGATTTCTAATAGCAGGTTATTGTATGTTATCTTATCACCTATCTAAAAAAGACAATGAAATACGCTAAACTAGAGTCTATCCTCTCCAAGTGGATTAAGGAGTATAACCAATATCATAAAGTAACCGCAGCAGTTAACAGTTTTAAAACAAAGAAATAATGGAAAAATTAATACATGAAGACAGCTTAGGGTCTTTCTTTACAGTTTTTTGGGATGACCTACAAATAGATCGAATAGAATCTATTGAACGTAGCGTTTTTTACAAATGTACTGGATACGATGCTTTAGGTAGAGAATATGAAGGCATATCTGAATATTGTTGTGGGGAATTTGAAGGTATTACAGAAGTTGAACGAATTACACATATGCATCGTAATAAAAAGCCTTACCAAGCAAGAGTTTTACTTAAATCAATTAGATATTGGCAATCAATTATAAATGGTGAAGTGGAACCGAAAAGACCTTTAGCTTACTATGAAAACAAATTAAAATACTATCATAAGTCAGACATTGATTATTTAGTGAAACTAGCCACATAATAAAACTTGCTCTAAAATAAAAATAATGAACGAACTATTAAAAGTATTTGTCGGTGATGTACTAGGTACACAAGCCGATTTAGTAAGCACTGGAATGGATTCAGTACAAGCATTGAACATAGCTTCCTTTCCTAGTGAATTACGAGCCTTTAGAGACACTATCAGACAAATGCCAACCAATGAGCCGTCTGAACTTATTAATCGATCTAAAGGCATCCCTGTGAGTATACAAGGATATAAAGGAGTATTTGAATTAACAGGTATTGACCCTACAGAAGGAATGGTATTTGAATATTCAGACTTTCCTTTAGGGGTTAAGATGGTTAGGCTTCCTATATATGAAATGGACTATAATAAATTGGAGAGTATTAAGAGGGTAATTATGGAGGTTTTATGAAAGATTCAGACATCATACATATGCTTAAAGAAGGGGGTCTTAGAAGAGATTCAAAAGGTAGAGCATACTATTTTGTTCCTACTAGCATTAGACGGAATGGACGAAAGATAGTTCCAGAGACTAAGATTAAAAGATTGCTTAAAGAAGGGTTAATAACCGAGGAAGATATACAAACCATAATGCCTTACTAACATGAAAGACATATTCCCCAAATGGATTATTCAAGGTGATACCCTTATAATAGGTAAAGTAACATTTCATAAAGAGTTGGTTTGGGATTCTCCACTTCGTGTACGTGGTGGTGGGCTATTCCACTATGATAGGGACACAAGCTCATTCTACCTGTACGGCACCTCACATGATTTTAAAAGTGCCACTAGGGAAGATGTAGTTAAATGTATTGAACAAGGCAACGTAGGAGATTATCTAGGTGATGATTCTATGGGTGGCTACAACTTCTACTTCTCTACATCAGATACGCTATCAGAAGCATTAAAAGAAACTAAAAGGATTTATAAACTATAGAAACAAATAAAATGGAAATTACAATGGAAGGTTTATTAAAAAACAACAGCAACGAAATGGGAACAATAGTAGAAACATTTCTTATCGAAGAGACAGTTGGTCTAATTTACGATAATGACCAATTAGACCAGTGGAACGAAAGAGTCAAAGAACTAGGGCTTCAAGGACAAACTCAAATAGTAACTAAGGATAAAAGTCCAATTCCTTTTATGCATTTAAAACAAGGCCTTGTAAATACTTTCGAGACATTATGTCCTCGTAAATATGATGTAAAAGATTATAATCTAACTCCGATACCATTGGAGATTTTAGATTTAATAGCATTGTCATTTAAAGAAAAATACTTTGAAGAAGTTCAAATATGGCATGATGACAAATCTCCTGATCCAGTATGTTTAGGACTTAAGAAGGAATACTATTCATATATGTATGATAATGGAGTTTCTAAGTCGGGATCATATACCCAATTAAAGTGTACAAAAGAAGAAAGAGACCTTAATAAGGAGAAACCTAACCACTATTTCAGTGGTGACACGATCATAGGGTATTATTTGATCGGAAAATGGGCAGATGTTAAACGTAGTTTTAGCGAGTTAATTAAGATGGCTACCGAAAGATATATTCAAGAGGCGTCTAATGAGTTTAACAAGAAAATAAAAGAAGCTCAGAGAGGGCTTGATGACTTAAGCACACAAGCGTTTGATAGATTCGGGTCTACAGTTAATGGATCAGACGAAGATTTACTTTTCTAGTCATGTTATACGAAACACTAGCCTTAGGAGGCGATCAATTCAAGAAAGACAGAATCCCTATTGAACATGAGGGACATCTAATATGGGATACAGATAAGTTCCTAAAGACCATGACAAAAGAGGAATGGGAGGATATGGTTAAAAAGGAAGAACAAAGAGCAGATGAATTTTAAACTATGATATTATGGCACTTAAACGCATAAAGATTCCAACACTTCCTAGTCGTTTTGTAAACCAGAGAAACGGCTACTTTAGGGACATTAAAACAGGTCAACTGTATCTACTATCCACTTTACAGAGATTGTACGGTACAGAGGCTAAAACACAGCCTAAACAAGAACATATCTCTTCTGATATGAAGCATGAACAAATAACCAATTCAAGATGGGATTTAAACTACTAACATGGAAATACAAGACGATTACGTTAAAATAACACTTACCAACAAACTAACAGTTACACCTTATAATTCAGAAGACGTAAAATGGGAATTAGAAGATGTCTTTTATAATTCCGATGGGTCTAAGTATGTGATATGCGAAAGAAGTGAAATAGAGTCGGCTAAAAAAAGACTCATTCAACCTTTTATTGATAAATATCAAAGAGAAATTAAAGAATCAACTAGACTTCTTGATTTCTTTAAATCACTATAACATGAAACCCTACATCTACCTACTACTAATAACACTATTAATCATTATATCATTACTTACATAACATGAAAGCAACAGAAATCAGAGACCTCATCTTTGAGGCAGACAAATCATTACACAAAGTATCAGATGCTTTAGCAAAAGAAATTGAATGGGATGGAATAGATGTAGTTTATCTTAAATCTAAGTTCCAAGCAGTAGTCAACACAACCGATCACATTAAAAAATTTCAGATAAAGTACTTATAACATGGAACAAAAAGAATATACTCCTAAGATTGGATATAAAGGCTTTGATGCTGATTTAAAATGTAAAAACGAGCAATTTGAGATTGGCAAAGTCTATTACAAGGACAATATTGAAAAACCTAAAGTTTGCAGCAAAGACGGCTACCATTATTGCAATAAATTATCTGATGTATTTACCTTTTATAATGACAAATCTCATAGATACTGTGAGATAGAAATATTAGGCTATTTTACCGATAGTCCTACAGAAGGTAAATCAGTAACAACTACATTCAGGATTTTAAAAGAACTATCCAAAGAAGAAGTTGAAAAGGTTAAAAGCCTTGAAAATGAAAAGAAGTATGCCGAAAAACTAGGATTATCTACAGTCTTAGAAATACAAAAGGCAAATCCTCTTATTCAAGTTGGTGGCTCCATAGCGCTGTTCCTGCATGGAATACGTTTAAAACGGCTTGAACATGGTAGTGGAGATATTGATCTTATTGCTCCATACTACACTAAGATTGAATATAGTGAAGAGTTGGACGTTGACATACGTACTCTTAAAGACCTTGACGACTGTGAAGATGACGAAGACTTTGAATTGCTATACTCAAATGATTTTGATGAAAGAGTATACATCAATGGTTTTAAAGTAGATATTCAGATAAATCCTAAGAATCGGTACGAGATTGTAGAATACAATGGAGATAAGTACCGGATCTCAGCACTTGAACATATCATGGAAGCCAAATGGAGATATGCCTTAAAAGGCTCACTTAAACACAAAAGAGATTGCTACGAAATAAGTGGAAAAACCCCTAATAAGAAATAACATGGAAACAAACAAAGAATACTTAGCACGATTACTACCACTTCTAAAGAAAGAAATACCATCCCAATGGAGAGTACAATCTTTCTCTAAATTTAAACCAGAAGCAACGGTGATGTCATACATTGACCAAAGAGACTTGATGGATGTATTAGACGCTTACTGCGAATACGGATGGGAAAAGAGATACGAAGAGATTTCAGGAAATGTATTCTGTAGTATAGGCATACATTTACCGGACGGTACAGTTCAATGGAGAAGCGATTGTGGCGTAGAGAGTAACACTGAGAAGGAAAAAGGACAAGCTTCTGATGCTGCCAAAAGAGCGGGAGTCAATTGGGGAGTCGGTAGGTTCTTATATGACAAGCCTATTCAGAAGATTGCTACCAATGAAAAGAAAGACGGCAACAACTATCCTTACTGTGTAGACAGTCAAGGTAGGAAAATAGCAGACCTGACGACTTACATTAACAGCTTATTGCCAAATCCTCCGGCTGCACCTGCGCCCCCTGTAGACCACAAGGCAGCCCTAGAGAACGCTAAAGATGTTGCTGAACTAGGGAAGATATGGACTGCATTACCGTCAGATATTAAACCTACACTATTAACTGTAAAAGACAATATGAAAGACTTACTGACCATTGTAAAAGAACTAGGAGATATTAAAACCCTAATAGCCTTAGATGCTTATGAAGCATCATTATCTTCTGAATGGAAAGAAAATGCCAAGATTAAAGCTCTTATCGATAAAATCAGACTTAAACTTACAGCGTAATGACAGGAGAAGAGCCCGTATACCCTGAGAACTTTTCAAAAGACTTATCAGGCATAAGTATTAAACAGCACATGGTCATCGAATTCACTAAATCGGGATGAGAATTGGGAATACATAACAAAACATTATTACGATAATCAATTAGCAAAATGAAAAACATAGCATTAATTATACTTGTAGCCTTTATATCTATATCTGCTACAGTAGCAACAAACAGAATCATATCACAACCTGCAATTCCTAAAGCTGTATTTACCGATTGGTACGCCCTATCAACTAGTTTAACTGCTGCCATAGACAAGTATACTAAGCAAGGGTACGTAGTTAAGACAATAACTAGCAACAGTCAGAAGAATGAGTACATTTTAGTAATGGAGAAATATTAGCAAAAATAACAATATGGGATATTACACCAAATATGCAATCAGTACAGATAGTATTGAGCATAATGAACAAATCATTCAGGATATAATTGAAAGATCAGAATACATCAACCCACTTGAAGAGGAATGCAAATGGTATGACCACGAAGAGGATGTATTAGAGATAAGTGAGAAATACCCTACTGTATTAATCAAATTAGAAGGTATAGGAGAGGAGCCACCTGATATGTGGCATAAGTACTTTAAGAACGGTCAGATGCAAACCTGTAAAGCAGAAATAGTATATCCAGAATTTAACGAATCATTATTACAATAAGAACCATGAAAGAACAAGAAGAAAAAACACTGATGCCATTATACGCAAAGATTCCTAGAGAGCTTAAAGAGCTTATCGATTCGGAGAAGAAAAACAAAGGAACTGCTCTTAACTTTATTGTTGAGAAAGCCCTATTGATGTACTTTGAAGCGAATGGAAATGGAAAGTAACGTTAATATTCTAGCGATAGATCAAGCTTCTAATTGTGGATGGGCTTCTAAGAACGCATCAGGAGTATGGAACTTTAACACTCGTAAGGATGAATCTAGTGGCATGAAGATGCTAAGATTTAGAGCCAAGCTAAAAGAGGTATGTGCATTAGAAGAAATTAATCTTGTGGTTTATGAACGAGTAGCCGGATTTCACAAAGCAGCAATTATACATGCAGCTAAAATGGTAGCAATCATTGAAAGTTTCTGTGAGGAAAATGGAATTGAATATAAAGCCGTTTCAGCCACTGAGGTAAAGAAATATGCCACAGGGAAGGGTAACGCTAATAAAGAGAAAATGATTGAAGCAGCGAGGCTTAAATTGGGTTATGAGGGCAATGATGACAATGAAGCAGACGCCTTGTGGATATACCAATTAGTTAAACAAGAATTAGGATTATAATAATCACAAAAACACTTAAAAACTTAGAAAATATGATTGAATTTAAACAAGAGTTCATTACTCCTGAGCGGGCTATTGAATTATTAAACAGAAACACCCACAACAGAAAAGCAAGACTTACAGTTGTACATCGTTATTCGCAAGAGATTCTAAAAGGCAACTGGCAAGAAAATACCGGAGAGTCTATTAAAGTCTCTGACAGAGGAAGAATCCTAGACGGACAACACCGGCTAATGGCAATTGTAAAAGCAAATCAAGGAGTAAACTTCCATATTGCTTACGGCATTAATGACAACGCCTTTAGTGTAATAGATACAGGGGCTAACAGAACGGGCGCAGACATATTTCACATTGGTGGAGCAAAGAATGCACACATTATTCCACCTGCTATACAATCATGGGGACTAATAAAAAAAGGATTCCACCTTAAACCTAGCAGAAATGGCAAATTGACTTCTCAGGAATTGTTGGCTATTTATGAGCAAAACCCTGATGAATGGCAAGATGTAGCTAATAAAACCTCTTATTGGTTTACTGGATTCAGTAAGATACTTCCATTAAGCATCATTGGCGGTCTCTATAAGGCTTTTAAAGATGTTTCAGATGAAGAAATAGCCTTAGATTTCATGAACCAATTATGCTACGGAAGAGAGATTAGCAACGATACTATTGTCTGGGTTAGGAAAAGGCTTACAGAAGATAAAATCAGTAAAATGAAGATCAGCATGACCATAAAGGTATCATTGATTGTAAGAGCTTGGAATCTATACAGACAAGGTAAGCAAGTGAAGAAGTTAAACATCACAAATATTGTTGAACCTATCATTTAGCAATGAACCCTTTCACTCCAAGAACAGAAGAAGACTCAAGAAGGTCACAGAAGCAGGGAATGGTAGCATTTATTATTCTAGTGCTATTCATAGCTTATCTTAAAGCGTGTGATGACCCTGCATTAGCAATTAAACATAAAACTGAACTAACACATTAACTATGGGAGCATATACATGGTTTTCAGATCACGAATTTGATAATTTTTCAAGCGTAGCTGACAACGGGATAAATGAAGCCTTGCAGGAAGTAAGGAGTGTAATGCCTGAATGGTATATACAGGAAAGAGTGGAACTTAAAAGTAGATGGTTTAAAAAGCCTCTAAGGGAATACCACTACAGCGTATACCATAGGTCAAAACCAGACTATTCAGAAGCTAGACTTCAAATATCGGCAACAACAAGGGGAGAAATACTTAATCTACTGTATGGTTTATACATGGGTTATCATAAAGCTAAAGAGGATGAAAAACTATAATTTAACAGAAGAACAGGCAGCATTCATTCGAAACTTAAGGACTAAGCATAACTACTCATGGAGAGCGGTAGCAAGAGACTTTACAGAGAAGTATCCTGAGGTAGAAAGTCCTACTGAAAAACAAATGGTAGGCTTAAAGCTTTGTGAAGAAGCTATGGAGCTTTTAGGAGAATCTACAGATCAAGGATGGAACTAATGAAAAGAATCAAGCATAGACCAATGAATAGTCTCTTAGAAGCCCAAATAAAGCTTCAGGAGAAACGTATTCACGAAGCATCAGTAGATGCCTTCACAAGTCTTAAAAGACCTATAGGCTATCCTTTAGGAAGCTTTTATTCAGATAGATTTATACCTAAACAAGAAGTGTTATGATTAGTGTTTATGATATGTGGATAGCCCTGCAAGCTAAGATAAAGAAGCCCATACATTATCCTGACTTTATACGAGACTTAAATGAATCTCAACACACTTATTTAGAAAGCAAAATGAACAAACCTTTTCTTAACGAGATGCAAGATATGGCTCGACAACTAAAAAAGTTTAGCATATCCTCTGTAACCAAGAAAGTAAACACTCGCAAGTTCGAGCTGATGACTAAGGAATTTGAGACGTATAGTACTAGCCATTTGGTGCTGGATGGTCACAGCTTTAGAATAGTTGTATACGGCATAATCATTAAAATAGAAAACGACCCTGATTGGTTTAAACTTAAAGACTATGGAAGATAACGATTGGGACGGTATACACGATAGTCTACGTAAAACTAGAAACATGTTCCTTGAATTGGATATGGAGTATGAACGTCAAATGTGGAAACGTTGGAAGGAAGCTAACCCTAATGGATTCCCTTTTGATAAAGTGCTTAAAAAGGTTAAGGGGATACAAGGTAAAGTTATTATCTCTACGATTGACAATGATATAGACTCTCAGTCCAAGTTTTTAAGGGAACTATGGAACGATAGCCCACAAGAACAAGAAAGTGGCCTATATCGCTTCTTTAGGCCTGCATGGGGACACGAAATTGATCAATACGGATTTAAAAAAGAAGACGATGACAGTACAGGAATTTAAAAAGGATTATCCTAAATATGCCGATTTAGAAGGTGATGAACTATGGGATGCTATGACCCTAATAGGATTAAGGCATAAGCAAGCAGAAGAGATTTCGAAGCAAATTAAGCCTTTCTGGAAACGTTATACTCTTAGGTGGTTTATATATCGTAAGCTTCCTAGTTTTATCTTGGGAGGGCACAAACATAGCCATAAAGAGGTATGCTCCTCTTGCTTAAAGGGCTCTAGCAGCTTTATCTTTTGGAACGGTAAAGTATTTTGCATGTGTGGTGCTGAAAGGAAACTTATACCAAACAAATCTATTATGCATAAACTTTGGAAAGTCTGGAATTATATCAGTAATAAATTCTGGAAATTACTTGATGTGCTACATATAGTTCGTAGTAGTCAATCGGGCAGATATGACATGTTTGGAGACGAATCAAGGTATGTGAGTGGATATAGGTACACGAAGAATTGGGAGCCTGCCGGAAGGGTCATGCATACAAGGAAATGGTGGGAATACATATTTATTGAAAAGCCATGAAACGTAACAGCACTATTAAGCCTTACAAGGAGACTACTTGCATAGACTGTGGAGACGATACAATAAGAAAGACTATATCCGGTAGATGCTTTGAATATCCCTTCCACTATCAGAAGTATAAAGAGAAGGTGTATGCCGATAGAAAGGCAAATAAGGACTCAGGAGAGACTAAAAAGCTTAAGCCCATACCTAACGTCAGTCAGAAACAATTGGAGCGTCTAAAGGAATATAAGAAAGCAAAGGAAGAGTACTTCAAAGAAAAGCCTATATGTGAATATCCTAACTGCAACAGCACTCAAATACAGTTGCATCATCGAGGTGGGCGTATAGGCAGTCTTTTAACTGACAAACGGAATTTCGCCTCTCTGTGTGATGAACATCATCGTATATGTGAACTAAATCCGCTTCACGCTAAAGAACTAGGATTATCAGTAGACAGATTAAACAAATAGATATGACAGAGAAAGAACAACGTATACTCAGGCACGTTCAAATAATGAGCGTACTAGCCTCCTGTATGGAAATAGAATATTTTTCAGATTTAGTGGATTTCCGTTTCAAAGAGCCAAATATGAATAATCATATCAGAAGAATAAAAGAATCCCTTGAGCAGATTAAAAAGGGTCTTAATTTCAAATATAAAGTCAAAGACAGAGAACTAATGAATATTGATCACCCTGTACAAGTTCATAGGCTATTTACATTCTTCTCTACTATGGATACAACTCAGTTAACAGAGCTTATGGATGCTTATGAGAGCTATGAGAAAGTAAATCCAAGTGTTATACTAGATGACTAAATTATGTTATACACCAAGAAACTTAAACAACTTCATCCATACGTATTTGCCGGATTGAATGACAACTATTTAATGGATCATACTTTTAAAGCTAGGATTTTACCAGAAATTGCCATACTTGAGGCAGTAAGCGAGTATTTAGGCGTAGAAGTAGAAGACGTACAAGGACAATCCAGAAATGCAGAACTTGTTATTGCCAGACACATCAGTATGTATTTAATCAAGAAGCACTCTATGATGTCCTTAAAGAGCATTGGAAGCTTATTTGGAGATAGAGACCATGCTACAGTAATTCACGCCTGTAAGACTGTTAAAAACAGGGCAGAGACAGATAAGAGATACAGGAAGAGATTAGATATGTGCAGGAACCACGTTTTACTTAAATTATCATAATTATGAGATACAGAATAGTAGATACTGATGCAGTATACATGGGTTCACAGATACCTGAATCAATAGAGAGCACTGAAGCATTATTCAGACAGATATTTGAAGAAGGAATAAGAGCAGGTCAAGAACATGCTGATGAAGAAGACATTTGGAAACAATTAATAAGTGAGCTATGAGAGAATTAAATATATTAAGCCTAGAAAATAAGGAATTATGGGTTCATGATTTCGGTAAATTCTTATTCTTAGAAGGAAGTCAGTACTTGCCTGACACTCAAGAAGAGGTGTATAAGTCAATAGCAGACTCAGGTTGTATATCTACTGTAATTTCAAATCTATATGATAATCCTGAACAAATGATGGCTCTAAAGTATTTAGATTTTGAAACAATTGTATTAGGCACAACAGGCGTTAAATGGAAGCAAATAGACGAACTTAAACGTGTATTCACTGAAATAGGTAAGATGCCTAAAAACATTTTCTTTGCTATGGGAGAGGAGTACTTTAGAGATTTCATTACTGACGATATGAGAGTTTTTAAAATCTATCCAATAGGATTTGGAGACTTCCCTATTCAAATAAGACAATTTAAAATTTACTAACATGAAGAACAATTTAGAAGACTTAACCATTTCCGACTTAAAGGCATTATACACCTTCTCTAAAGAAAGAATGGAGAAGCATATAACACATACCCCTCAGTTTGACTATTGGATAGAAGTAGGAAATGAGACATATAGAGAACTAAACAGAAGAGTTGAACATATATTTGGAAAACCATGAGCGAACAAAAAACAGCAGAGGAAATCGCACTTAAAGCAAAAGCATTCCTTGTAGATCAAAAATACTTAGCAGTTACAGTAACCAATCAATACGAAGTTGATTATGTGGTAAAATGGTTGAAAGTTTTCAATCCAACTCATATGTTAATTCTAAACGGAGGCAGACTTGGTATGGGTGAAGATAGAACGTTTGGTGTCCACATTTCTTTGACGGCCGGATATCTTTCCGCAAACTGCGATGAAGAATTTGCAAATAAAGCCGGATGCACCTTGATACATTTCTATGAATTTAAGGATAAGGTGGAGCAATATGAGACGGAGCAAATCGCCGCCCTTCAGGAAAGAGTAAAGGAGTTGGAAGGGGTTTTGAGTTTAATTTTACCTGCTCTGAAAGATAGAGACCGACACCAAGGATGTAAATATATAATCGAAAAAGCAGAACAAGTACTAAACCCAAAACCATGAGCGAAAACAACGAAAAGCCGCAGAGTTGGCAAGAAGCAATATTGAATTACCTAAAAAGCATAACCGCCTCAATAGTCTACGAAGACCCTTATGATTATTCAAAAGGTGTAAAAGGTGCGGAGGTAGATTATATACCTGAAACTGTTGAGGAACTAATTTCTGAGGTTCCTGAGCTTAACTATCTAACCATGATAATAGATAATAAGCAATCAAACACAGTAGAAAAGGATTATATTAATGTATTAGAACATCGAATTTCTCAATCAGAAGCCAAATGCAAGAAGCAGGAAGAGGCTTTGAGGGAGATAGCTAATATTAAACCTATACGTGAGTCGTACGATGTAGCATCAGGATTCAATCTTGGTGTAACTAAATGTCAAATTATAGCAACCGAAGCACTAAAACCAAAGGAATAATGAAAACACTAAAAAAAGTCATTATCAAGCCTGTGTATGTAGGGTTTATACCAAACCCAATGGAGCAAGGTATTTTATATATTAGCAAGGAATACGGAGTTGCTCGTCATTTATGCTTATGCGGCTGTGGTGTCGATACGGTTACACCGCTAAGCCCTAATATGTGGACTCTCATTGAAAACGGAGATAAAGTGTCTCTTACTCCGTCAATAGCTAATTATCAATTTCCTTGTAGTTCTCACTACATAATCACTAAT